CCGAGGTCGCGAATGGCGCGGTCATGTCCGTCCGCCCAGTCGGTCACGTCCGTCTGTCCGGTCATGGCGTCCGTGTCCGGCGTGGCCACCAGATCGGACCAGCGCCCATGTCCGCGGACAGGCTCCGTGTCCGCGGACATGGGCGCCCGGCCGTCGAGTGTGTCCGGACGCGGCCATGGCCGTACCGTGTCCGCGGTCATCTCCCATCGTCCACGCGTGTCCGCGGTGTGGCCGGACATGTCCGCGGACATCCAGGGGGGAGCGATGTCCGCGATTGGGCCGGCCACCTTGGTCATGACCGTGCCCGCGTCCGGAGCGAGCGTGACCATACGGACCTGTCCGCGGCGGACACGCGTGGACAGGATCAGGCCGGTGGCCATGATGGCCATGCCGTCGATGGCCAGCGGGCCGAGTACGGACACGACGTAGAGCTGCCCGCGGCTGGCCATCAGGTCATGCAGGTGCGTCCAGGAGACCACCATGGCCATGCCGCCGACGGCGAGGCAGCCGATCCACCGCCACGCCTGGAACATCCGCGCGGGTGACCAGCGCGGGCTGACGAACATCTCGATGGCCAGCAGCACCAGAATGGGCCAGCCCGCGGCCATCACCTTGTCCAGGTTGTCGATGTCCGCGCCACGCGTGCGATAGGTGTCCGCGAGGTTGCCGGCCACGGACAAGCCGGCGCCCACCAACAGGGAGACGTAGGCGACGGCGCCGGTCCAGAGTCTGCCCAGCTTGGTCACAGCACACTCATCTCCGCCCATACGAGCAAGGCCGTGACGACTGCGGTCAGCACGGCAAGCTGCGCGACCGCCCACCAGTTGATCCTGGTCATTCCTGCCTCGTTCCGTCCGCGTGGTCCGCGGCATACTCGGTCGCGTCACGCATGTCGTCGTATCGCTCGGTCCATCCGCAGGCGCTGGTAACTCGCCAGGGAGCGTCGCTCGGATGCTTGACGCAGGTGGCGATCACCTGGCCGTCCTCGTCGTCCACGGTCAGCTCCACCTCGGCGACGTCGCCGATCAGCACCAGGCGCGCCATGTCAGCTCAGCTCCCAGGAGTCCGCGAACTCGGCGAAGGTGTAGTCACCGTGCACGCCGCCGGTCATGACCACGTGCGCGTTGCTCTTGTGGATGCGGGTGACCTTGCACAGGACGTTCGGGTCGCTGGTGCTGCGGTACCACGTGCCGGTCATCGGCTTCTTGTCGTCGCTCACCTTGATCTCCATGACACCAGTATAGCAAGCCCATACGGTCCATGCAATACCCTGGACGCGCAGAAGCCCCGGCGCAGGAGAAGGGCGCCGGGGCTTGCTACTGTGATCATGCTCGAGGATGGCCACGCCGGTAATCGTCGAGACGGGTAGTAGGCCCGTCCTCCGAATTGCGGTGCCTGCCCTCGTGCTCGTGCTCCGTCTCCGCCTCATCCGTCACGTACAGATGCGGATCGTTGAGCCGACGCACGGGCAGCAGGTACGCCACGATGCCCGCCAGCGTGGCCACGCCCAGGACGATCAGGAACCACGCGGTCACGGACACGTTCTCCATCTCAGCCCCTCCCCGGCCACATCCAGTGCGCGCCGTCCATGGCCAGCAACCGGCCCGCCAGCGCGCCCGGCGTCACGCACTGGTGCGCCACGCCCTCCATGATCTTCTTGCCGGTCAGCGACCACGCCTGATCCGCGAGCACGGAACAGATGGCCTCGCGGGGAAGTCCAACAGCAGCACCGATACCTTGCTGCTTGTAGTTGGCGATGATTCGCGCACGAACCTCAGGGTCTTGGATGCCGAGTCCATCGTTGCGGCGCCGATCGATCCAGCGCTCGAGCTTCGGCGTCTTCATCCCCAGGCGCCACGCGGCCAGTGCCGCGTACGACGCGAACGAATACGGCGTCCCGATCATCGCGCGGGCGATCGCCGTGGCGTCGTCTGCCTGGCCGGGGTAGTCCTCGGGAAGCCGGATGTAGGCGTACTGATCAGTCCAGCGATCGGCGCCCACCCACGCTTCACGCGCCCCACCGGGCATGGCCTCGACAACCTTCATGGCGGGACCGGTTGTCAGCAGCGATTCCACCACTACGAACACGTGCCGGATGTCCAGGTCGCCCACCCGGAACCCCTCGCCCAGCAGTAACTGGCCGGCGGACACCAGTAGGCCGGCGCCGCCATGAATCGGACCAAAGCCAAGATCACCCGGCCTCAGGTCCGCGAGCTCGCTCACGGCAGCTTCTTCTGGACGTAAATCTTGCGCCATGATTCCGGCACGTTGACTTCCGGCTTGACGTGCCGGATCTGGTTGTAATCGTCCAGGTAGGCGGTCAGCGTGCACTCGTGCACCGGGCTGTAGATCTCCCACGGCTCCACCGCGTAGCCCTCGAGCCTGCCCAGCGTCTCGTGCAACTGCTTGCCGGCCTCGCGGATGGTGGCCGCGGCCCGTGCTACGGCGTCCTCGTCCACGCTGACCTTGATCTCGTGCGGGATCGTCTTCATGTCGCCTCTCTCGTCATCATCCTGCGAAATTCCCGTATCGCCTCGAGCTCCGCGCGGCGCCGGGCCAGTAGAGCGCGCTGCCTGATCGTGGCGGGCTTCTCGGTCACCCCCGGGGACCAGTGCCCGCAGCCCGCGTCTGCGGGCACCAGCGCAGCGCAGGCGCCGCACGGCCGGAGCTTGATCGCATAGACGGAGGAGGCCACCCCCAGCGAAGAGGTGGCCTCCATTTCCTGACTGCCCGGATCCATCTGGAGAGTCAGAGATCTACTCGTCGAACTCGTCGACCACCGCGGACGCCTTCTCCATCCGGGCGGAGATCTCCCGAATCTGCGCGGCGAACGGCGCGTACGCCTGGTGCTCTTCGGCCGTCGGCGTGGCCACCGACCAGGAGGGGGCCATACCCTTGGTCTTGTTCGGGCGCGAGTTGATCCGGCCGAACAAGGGCTTGAAGGTCTTCGGCTTGCCGTCCGGGCCGATGCGCTGCTGGAGCCGGCTCACCATGCCGCCGAAGGAGAACTGGAAGTTCTCCAGGATCGTCGGGCCGTTCTCGGCCACCGAGGGGATGCGGATCTCCCGCGACGTCTGCGCGTCGGGGTCGAACACCGTGCCGGTCCAGTTGGGGCCGTCGTCGACCACCATCGTGGTCGTCTCCACCCACGTGTAGGACTTCTGGGTGGCGTCCGACTTGCGCGTGCCGGTCTTGCCGGTCACCCACACCAGAACGAGACGGTCCTTCATGTCGTCCTTGGTCGGGAAGACCTCCTGGCTGTCATCGACGAGATCCAGGATTTCGGTGCTGTCGGTCATGTTCTTCCTGTTCTGCTTGGACTTGATCTTGTTGTTGGATGAGGGGCCTCATCCCTAGCCCCTCGTGGTGGTCTCATCCCGTCCCGCGACCACTTCTTACACGCGACCGGAGTGCCGACGGAACGCCCGGTCTGTAGCCGCAACCCTTGCGGGTTCGTCTGCGGCTCACGCTCCCCGCCGTGGATTCGAACCACGTACCCGGCTCCCGACCAGGTGCCGGATAACCCTCTGCGGGGAAGGTGAGGGGCGGCCCATGCCGCGTCATGCGTTTGCAGCGGGTCCAATACGGTTGTGGCTCTCGCCCGCGCCGCCCCTCGTCGCGAGTCGTGACAGCCACGATCTGCGGCCGCCCTTCTCGCCTTTCACACGGTCTCATCCTCGTATCCGTGCCTGCGCACCCGTTGCGGTTCATCCGGCCGGCTTCCCCGCTTACACCCACATGCGCTTTCCTACGCGATCGGACGGGGTAACGATCCCCGCACATGCCCCTCGCACATTGACGGGACCAACCGCCCTGTTTGCTCAGGCACCACCTGGTGAGCCGATCTGTTGCCCGGACCTTCGGCTGGTTAGGCGTCCACTCCGTATTCCGTGCCCCGCCCTGGATTTGAACCAGGCAATCACAGCGCTACGTTGGCGCTTGACAGTTCCGGCCTTGCGGGGCTTGCAACCGGCGGAGCGACTCGCGTGCCGGTCACATCTTCACTCAAGACCGATCCGCTCACTCTTGCCCAGGAGCGGGATGGAATCCCTGTCTCTCCCGGGAGGCTCGACCTCCGCCGGTACATCAACTATAGCCTTGCAATACTCGGCCCGTCAAGCCCTCAGTCCGGGCAGATTCCGCCCACTCGCGTGCCCTCGGTACGCAAGGCCACGATCCGCTCCGCCTCCTCGACCACACGCGCCCCGTACTCCAGGTCCAGCTCATGCAGCCCCACCGGCCCGCCCTTGCTCGGCATGTGAATCAGCAGGGCGGCAGGCTTGCCCTCGCACGGCCCGCCCGGGCGGCCCAGGTACGTGCCGCACATCTGCGGCGCCCATCGTCCCGCGTCCGACAGCGGCCCTTCCCACACCCACGGCGCGGTGTCGTAGATCCACTGCTGGCCGGCGTGCTCCTGGTAAGTCCAGAAGCGCTCCTGGGTCTTCAGATCGATGGTGCCCACCTGACCGGTGCGCCGGCACAGGAAACGCGCGTCGCGCCGGCCCACCACGCCGCCCGCGGCCGGGTGCAAGATGAAATTCTCCTGCGTACCCGGGATGAACTCGAAATCCTTGCGGTCCATGCAGTCGATCAGCGCGTGCATTTGCACCTGCATCCGCCGGTGGCCGATGACCTCATCCGCGAAGATGTAGTGCTCCAGCACGTTGTGCCGCGCCGTCCCCTTACGCGCGCCCTTGTCCGCGCCGACCGCACTGCGCGCCTTCTCCGCCCAGTCGCGCAGCGCCTTGGCCTGCACATCGGACGGCAGGTACTCGATACCGGACGCGGCCAACTCATCGAACAGCAGGCCGTCGTTGGCCAGCAGGCCCAGCAGGGTCATCCGCTCTAGCCAGAGCTGCAGCTTGTACTGGTCGCTGAACGCCTTCACCAGGTTGGTGGTGCGGCGCCAGGTTGCGCCGCGGGGGCGATCCACGCCGGGCGGTGGCGGAAAGCGGTACCGGCCGAGGGCCTGATCCAGGCCGTACAGCGGGGCGGGCTCGGCATCGTCGACCAGGTCGAGATCGTTCATTTCGCCATCATCGGCTTACCGAACTCCAGCGGAGCCTCGAAGCTGACATTGTTCGGGTGCCCGCTCAGCCGGATCATCGACGGAGGCTCCGCGCCGCCCGCGTAGACATACTCATTGAAGGCACCCTTCTCGCTCTCGGCGATCAGGTACCAGTGACCGTCGTCGTCCCTGTCCAGTACGTACCTCATGCCCTCTACCTCTCCTTGATCTGTTCTGCCGCCTTGTCGATCGAGCGCGATGCCTCTGCATCGATCAGGTCACTCACTTGTCATCTCTCCACTTGATCCATGACGGTTGCCAGAGCAGGACGGCCAGGAGGATCAGCGCCAGAGCAAAAAAAATCGCTGCGATGATCCAATGCCCTTGCAGGGCTGCGAGCGCGATACTTGCCGTGTCGATGACCAGGGTGATCCAGCCGATAGGAACGAATATCCTGGTCAGCCGCTCGATCCAGCGCATGTATGCCCAGCGCCTGTTGCTAATCACGCCTTCTGCCTCTCCTTCAACTGCTCCGCCGCCTTGTCGATCGAGCGCGACGCCTCCACGCGCCGGATCAGATCGGACACCTTCCCCGCCTTGCCACCGGCCGGCGCATCCATGATCCGGTTCACCTCGGACTCCAGACCGAGACGCAGCGCATACTGGATCATCTTGTCCGTCCAGCCCGGTTTCGCTTTGCGCCACGCGCGTGTTCGATCTGCGAGCAGGGCGCCCACGTCCCCGCCACGCTCGGCCGCCTCATCCTCAGCGAGCGAGAATGCCAGCTCCTGATCGGGCACGGCGTGCAGGCGTTCGATACGCATCACGTGCTGCGTCTGGCCTGCGACCAACTGATGGCGTGTCAATACGTAGATGTCCGTATTTCCGTCCGGACTCTCGCTGAGGAACACGTACTCTCGATCTTTGCTGATCGGCAGGAACCAATACCCGCCCTTGGTGCGCGCCCAGACCTTGCTGCGCGCGGCAACGATCGGATCGAACCGCGTCGCGTCCACCTTGCCGGTCCAGTGCCGCGCCGCGTCCTCCAGGTCACGGCCGATGTCGAACTCGTCCTCCATGGCCGTCAGCGGGCCGTCCGCCTTGCGGTCGGTCAGGCGGTCGGACAGGTCCGCGATGCTGCACAGATCGGTAGTGGCATCGGCCAGGGAGATGAGGACGCAGTCTTGATCCTCTACCGGGATGCCGGGTACCGGGCGCAGGCCGCGGCCGGCCATCTGGATGAACAGCGAGCGGCTCTTGGTGGGCCGGCCCACGATCACGCAGGAGGTGGCCGGATCGTCGAAGCCCTCGGTGAGCACCATGGCGTTACAGAGGACCTGGATGGCGCCCCGGCGGAACTCGGCGATCACGCCGCGCCGAGTGGTCGAATCCTGGTCACCGGACACCCATCCGGCCCTGATGCCCGCATCACGGAACGCGACGCACAGCGCCATGGCTGAGCGCACCAGCGGCATGAAGGCGATCGTCTTGCGATCCTTGGCCAGCTCAAGCCACTTCTCGACGATCTTTTCCGGGGCGAAGGACTCCCCCATCTGGTGGTCCAGGCCGCGATCCGTATTCGCGAACTGGCCATGCTCGGTCACCATCGATTCCGATAGATCGATCTCCAGCCGGTACCCGATCGGCTGCACGAGATACCCCTTGCGGACCGCCCAGGAGATGTCCCGGGTGAACGCCACGTCCTGCCACACGCCGCCCAGGCCGGCGCCGTCGCCGCGTTCCAGGGTGGCCGTGAAGCCGAGAGCGGGGGTGGGTTCGTGGGTAAACCCGGTATTCCTGCAATCCCAGCAGCCAGAGTCATTCCATGCTCGTGTGCTGTGATCGCAGTCCGGCATGCACCCGAAGTGTCGCAGGATCGCCTGGTACGTATCCGCGGAACTGTGATGACATTCGTCAACTATGACAAGTCCGACATTCTCGATCCGGGAGCGCCGCTCCGGGCGGGCCAGGGTCTGCACGCTGCCGACGATGATGTCCGCGTGCGTCTCGTCGCGGTCCGCTTTGACCACGCCGACGGTCCAACCCCTGCCGACCACCAGCCGGACCGTGGCCTCGAGCTGGCTGACCAGTTCATCCGTGTGTACCAGGATCAGCACGCGTCCGGCCGGGGGCGTGGGTGAGCGGTAGCCGATGGCCTGTTCAACATGCGCGCGTGCCCGCTCAGCGAGCGTGATGGCCTTGCCCGTGCCGGTGGGCAGGACGATCGCCAGGCGGGTTTCGGCCGGATTCTCGGCGCGGTGGCGCTGCTCAGCCTCGAGCGCCTGGACTTGGTAGTCCCTGAGCTGGATCATTCCTCACCCCGCGGCCACGAGTATCCGTACAGGAATGGATGCCTTTGCTGGTCTCGCACGTACATCCAGTGCTTGCCGGGGATGTTCATTGCACGAACTGCGCCCTGGCCGCCTATGGTTGCGTATGGAATGTGCGCATATCGATTGAAATAGCGTGCCCATCGGCGCGCCTTGCGCAATCTCCGTGCCCTGGTCACTCCGCCACCCATCCCGGAAGCGTGTCCCCGAACTCCACGCGCACGGCGTTGCCGGCAGCGTCCAGGCCCACCCGGATACCGCCGAGCTCGCGCCAGTCGTACGGGATGTGCGCGCCGTCCTGCTCCACGGCGGTCACGTGCTCGATGGTGTCCTGTGCGTTCGCGAGATCTTCCAGCGCCGCCTCGAGCGCGCCTTCCAGCTTGCTGGCCATCACTTCTCCCCGCTCGAGAACACGCTGACGAACTCGTCCACGGCCGCGCCGTCCGGGCCACGGCGCACCGTCGCGAACGGCTCCCCGCCGTTCGGGCGCACGATGCTGCGCGGGCCGCCCGGCATGCCCACCTCGATCACGTGCCGGCCGGTGGTCTTGCCCATCTCCACCTCGCGCCGGGTGCGGATGACGGGGAAGAACGCGCCGGACTTGCCGCGCAGTTCGTCGCCCGCGGCGACCAGCGACCATTCGATCTCGCTCACGCCCGCGGTGGCCTGCCGCTGTTCGTGCAGATTCAGTGCTGCGACAGATGCCGAGAGGTCGTCGATGCATCGCTGTGTGGTGCCGGCCGTGGTGGCCGTGACGTTCTCGATGGTCGCTTTCCAGGCGTTATCCAGAGCGCGCGCCGCCTCGATGACGGCGCGCTCGTAGTTGTTCATGATCCGATCACCTGCGCCCAGGAGGGCGTGATGCCCAGGTCGTCGAGTGCGTCGCGCCAGACGCCCCAGATGTATGGGCCTGCACCACGAGTGTCGATCAGGTCGGCCGGAGCGAGCGCGGCGAAATCCCGAGCCGTGCGTACCTGCGTCCAGTAGTTGCGTCGCTCCCGTTCAAACACCTTGTAAGCGCGCACGTTGCGAACGCGGATGTGCTCGGCAAGCTCCGTCAGGTCAGGGCCGGCCTTCCGGTACTCGTCCAGGGCATCAACGGCCTTGTCCAGGATGATCGCCTGGCTACTGTTGTAAGGGATCTTCATTGTTCGATGCAGATCGACCAGGGCGCGCGCAGCCTCGATGACGGCGCGCTCGTAGTTGTTCATCAGTAGTAGTCCATTCCGATCAAGTCGCAGAACGCCCGGTCACGGGGAAGCCGGGCGGGATGCGGCAACGCCCAGTCGCACTCGTCATCCCAGTAGCCGCAGAAATAGTTGCCGTTGTAGATCACCGGAGCCTCACCGCACTTCGGGCAGGGGATCGCCTTGGTGGTGCCCGCGATCTGCCCCTCAGCCCCGGGGTGCGTCCACCAGGTCCCCGGCGTGCCCCTCACGTAACGACCTCGCCTTCAGCGCTGACCTCCGAGATGGCAAGAATGACAATCCGATCTCGGCCCAGTCCCAGCAGCTTGGCCACGTCCTGGCGGAGGTCCGCCAGGGACTGCGGATCGGGAAGCTTGCCGTCCGCCCGTTCGTGATAGATCGTGCCGAATCCGAATCCCTGGGGCGGGCTGTACTCGTAGCTGACCAGGAAGCGGCGCATGGTCCTCACTTCACCTTCCGGGTGATGACGATGGAGCTGTCGGCGTACCGCATCTCGCCGTGCTGGTTGCTCAGGCGCGCAAGGTCCGCGAACAGGAATACGGCGCGCAGGTCACCGGTCGGAAAAGACACCGTGGTGATCACGGTGGCCACGTCATTCGCCAGGTCGTGCGACAGCTTGCTCTCGACGAAAACCATCACTCCCGGCATCACCGCGTCCACGATCCTGCGGGCCTGCCGGGTGGCGACCGGGACGGTGAGGCCGAGGTCCTGCTTGCGCTTGGTGTTGCTGCGGATCGTCGTCTTCGTCATCATGGAAGAACTATAGCAAGCCCGTTGACGGATGGCAAGTCCGTAGCGGGAAGCTTACGGGCATGCTATAGTTGGGTCATGACAACCGAGTACGACAACCCGAAACTCTGGGCCCTGGTGTCCGACGAGTGGGGCAAGGATTACGTGTCCGTCGCGGCGTCCTTGCCGGAGAAGTGGACGCTCGGCCAATGGCCGAACGACGAACTGCGTTACGTCAGCGGGGAGTACGAGATCCGGGCCAGGAAATGCGGGGCGCGCCGCTCGTACACCGTTTGGCGACAAGACGTGGAGTTACCACTCTCGCTGACCGGCTCGCTCGCCGACGCCAAGGCGCGCGCCGTCAACAACGCCAATGGCCTGGACGGGGTGCATGTCGCATGATCACTCTCACCTCGGAGCAGGACAAGGCATTGGACGCCGTCCAGGGTTGGTTCCTGGACGCGCGTGTCCGTGATCAGCCCTTCCGGCTGTTCGGGCCGGCAGGTGTCGGCAAGACGACGCTGGCCAAACACGTCGCTGCCAGACTCGGTCTCCGAGATCAGGACGTGGTGTTCGGCGCCTACACCGGCAAGGCGGCCAGTGTGCTCGCCCGCAAGGGGGTGCCGGCCACCACCATCCACTCCGCCATCTACCGGCCGATGGAGAACGCGCAGGTGCGCGCGGAGCATCGAGAGCTGACCACTCGTATGGCAAATTTAATGATGGAGGTCGGCTTCACTCCCTCTGACGAAGAAGCTGCGAGGATCGAGGACCGGATCGAGGAGTTGGAGACCCAGCTCCGTCAGCCCGGTTTCGTCCTGAACCCCGAGAGCGAGTGGGCGTACGCGGACCTGATCGTCCTGGACGAGGTCTCCATGGTGAACACGGACATGGCCCGCGACATCGAGAGCTTCGGGGTGCCCGTGCTGGTACTGGGTGACCCGTTCCAGCTCCCGCCGATCGAAGGCGGCGGCTACTACACCCGGGCAGAGCCGGACGTGCTGCTCACCGAGATCCACCGGCAGGCGCTGGAGTCGCCAGTGCTCGCTCTGGCGACCGAGATTCGCACGCTTGATCAACGGATGTGGCAGAGTAACCTGTGGGAGACGGCCGGCATCACCCGCGCCATGGAGTTCGAGCAGGTGTTGTGCTGGCGCAATGCCACCCGCTGGAAGCTGATCAAGAAGATCCGGGCCAAGCATGGCCGGCCTGCCGGCGTGCCCGTCCCGGGCGATCGTGTCATCTGCCTGGTCAACAACAAGAAGGATCTCGGCATCCTCAACGGCCAGCAGTTTGACGTGCTGGACACCAACGGGGAGCGTCTGCTGCTGAAGGAGTCCGGCACCGACGCGCCGGAGCGCTGGATCCATGCCTGGCTGGAGGGATTCCAGGGGCTCGAGGGCGAGAAGTCCCTGAAGGGCCGGCGCGCCTGGCGCGGCGAGGTGGGAGCGTTCACGTTCGCGGACGCGATCACGGTGCACAAGGCACAGGGGTCGGAGTGGGACAGCGTGTACGTGGTGGACGAGACGCGGGCCATGATCGAGATGCAGGCGCGACGCGACGGGATGGCCAAGGCCATGGAGGAGGCGCGGCGGTTTCTGTATACCGCGGTCACGCGGGCGCGGGAGAGTGTGCAGCTGGCCCGGCTGAAGTCTGGTTGATCCGCCGTGACCAAGTACGCCACCACCAGGGATTGCCCAGCCCGCTGGCATGACTATTCCGATTACACGAACGGGCACTGTGTCCGCGGGTGCTTCTACGGACGGCTGGCCATGTCTAGTTACCGGAAGGGGCTGCGCGAGCGAAAGAACGCCGGCACGTACAGAGATGGGCGCCGCCGTGCGGCCGGAGAATCGCCCGCACGGCCGACCCTCGCCGGGTGACCAGAGCGCGTAGCCTGACAAGCCCGTAAGACGACACGGGCCCCGGGGACTGAATCCCGGGGCCTCGCTGTCGCTCAACTACATATGGAGATCGCGTGTCAGATTCTAACAACATGGTCAGCGTAAACGGCGCACCGTGCACCGTGATACGATGATCGGCATGGAAGAACAGCAGACCCTTCGGCGCCGGACGGAAGCGGCCACAGCCGCGGCGACCGCAGCGCGAGTGCTTGGACGCTTGCGTCGCCTGTCCGGCGAACTGCGATGGCGGGGCTGGCTTGTGCTCGAGCCGTACCAGCGTGATGTCTCGCTGGCCATCATCTGCGGCGAATGCGGCGAGTGGATGACCGAGGGCATTGACGAGAAGGATCTTGTCTGTGGACACGGACACCGTGGCCGGCGCGAGTTCGTGGATGCCAAGGGGGAGCAGGTTCTGCGGCTGTCCGGCACTGCCTGCCTGAGCGCACGATGACCCAAACAACAACCGAGCCCGGGGTGTGCATCCCCGGGCTCGATCAACTGCATATGGAGTCTTCTCGTGACGGATAGTACCAAACTGTCGACGGCAATCGCATATCTTGTGGGTCTGTACGGCGAGAACCCCAACGGGCTGTTGTGGATCGGCGGCCACGCGGACGGCTGGAAGGGACGGACGTTCAGCACGCCGGATGCCGCCGCGCGGTACGCGCTCGAGCTGGACGACCGTGGCGGCATCGGTGTCTACCATCGGTCCACCACCCTGGCCAGGGTGCCTGACCGGCGCGGCGACGCGGACGACTCGGCCGCGGCCTATTACTTCGCGCTGGACGCGGATGTCCGCGGGCCGGGGCATAAGGCGGAGAACCTCCCGGCCGGCCGGGAGGACATCGAGCGACTGATCGAGAAGGCCGGCTTCCCGGCGCCCACGTCCTGGGTGTTCTCCGGCGGCGGCTACTACCCGCAATGGCGGTTCGCCGAGCCGATCGACGTGCACGACGCGGAGATGCGCGCCTGGGTCACCGAGTCGTTCACGCAGATCTCCGCGCACTTCCTGGCTGCGGCCGGCGAGCTGGGCTGGAAGCTGGACAATGTCCGGGACTTGGCCAGGGTGTTCAGGCTGCCGGGCACCACCAACCGCAAGACCGATGAGCACGTCATCGCTGAGCTGATCTCCGCGGATGGCGATGCGCATGACCTGGGTGTGCTCGCTTCCCTGGCCCGGCCGAGCCGAGGCGTGGTGATTTCTAGGTCGGCGCCGGCCACGGACCCCATGCCGCAGGCTCAAGATCTTGTCGACGACGCCGCCCGGCAGTTCACCCGCGCGCAGGCCGTGGCCCGCGTCAACGGCGAGGGCGCGAAGCTCAAGGAGGTTACGTCTGGTTTCAATGCCGCCATCAACAGTTTTGCCATGACCTGCGCGCATTTTCCCTGGCTGATCGATCGGGAGAAGTGCGGCGAACTGATGATCAAATGGCTTGGCAAGCGGCAAGGCTGGGACGCGCCGGACCGGGACGACGTGCTCACCATCAACAGCGCGTACAGCGCCACCGAGGCCGGCAAGAGCTGGGTGGCGGTGGAGTCCGCCGCGGCCGCGATGCCTGCGGACTCCACCGGCGATGACGATAGCGCGCACCTGTCCAGTCCGCTGGAGCCGATGCGGGTAGCGCGTGAGGTGCTCGCATTGCTGCCGCGCCCGCTGTCCTGGTGGCGCGGCGCCTACTACGAGCATCACGGCCGGCACTGGGCAGAGACCAGCGATGACGCCATCCGCAAGGCCATCTACCTGATCACCGAGAATGCCACCTACACAGGACGGGACAGCAACGGCGATCCCGCGGTCAAGCGCTGGGCGCCGAACGCGGCGAAAGTGAGCAACGTTCACGACGCGCTGTCGCGTGGCGTCACGCAGATCGAGGGCGAGGCCGTGACCTGCATGGCCATGGAGAACGGCGTACTCGACCCGATCACACGCGAGATGGCGCCGCACGGCCCGGACAGGTTCAACCTCTCGTACCTGCCGTTCGGATACGACCCTGGTGCGGCCTGCCCGGAATGGCTGGCCTTTCTGGAGAGCAGCCTCCCGGGGGACGGCCAGGCGCACGAGACCCTGGCCGAATGGTTCGGATATGTGCTGTCCGGGCGCACCGATCTGCACAAGATCGGAGTACTCGTGGGCCCGCCGCGGTGCGGCAAAGGCACCATAAGCCGGGTACTCAAGGCTATGGTCGGCCAAGACGGCTGGGCAGCACCGACGCTGAGCCGGCTGGGCAGTGAGTTCGGGCTGGCATCACTGATCGGCAAGAGCCTGGCTGTCATGGGTGACGTGCGCTGGACATCCAAGCACGTCATCGACGCGGTTCCGATCATGCTGGGAGTCAGCGGCGAGGACGGCTTCACCGTCTCGCGCAAGCACGTGACGGACTGGATCGGCAAGCTCGATGCCCGGCTCATGCTCATGAGCAACGACGCGCCCGTGTTTACCGACGCGTCCGGTGCCCTGGCCGGCCGCATGGTGTACGTGGCCTTTCATCGTTCGTTCCTGGGCAGGGAGGATCTGGAGCTGGAGGGACGGCTCATGCGAGAACTCCCCGGCATCCTCAATTGGGCACTGACCGGCCTGGACCGGATCACCAAGCACGGAATGTTCACACAGTCGGCGGCCAGCAACGAGCTGCGCGAGGAGGTCGACCGGGATTCCAGTCCGGTCAAGGCATGGGCCGATGATCGCTGCCTGATGGATCCCGAGGCTGAGTTCAGCCTCGCCGCGCTGTTGTCGAACTACCGGGACTGGCTGACCGAGGAGCACATGACGTTCGCGCCCAGCGCCTCGAGGTTCAGCCGGGACCTTCGCTCCGCGTTCGCGGACCAGGGCGTGACGGTGGATCGAAAGCCGAACGGGGTTGGTGGCAAGCATCGCGTGGTGACCGGTATCCGGCCCATCGCGGGGGCGAGTTTCGCTACCGGTCTTGTTGACTGATATACGCACAGTTACCGGCCCTCGGACCGGCAGACTTCGGGCTACCGGTCCGAGTCTGCCGGTCCGTCTGATCTTGCGGACCGGCAGAGAGCCTGTTGGACCAGTAGCGGACCGCTAGAAGACCGGTAGATTTTTAGCATCTTCCCTGCTTAACCCTTATATGGACCATTAGACCATTAGAGTCCAGAGTCTTTACGCATGAGAGAGGGTAGAAAGAGGGGTAGTCATATGACTACCTAAGAGACTTCCGCCCGCAATAGAAATCTGCCGGCCTGCCGGTCCGCTTGTCTCCTGGCCGGTAACGCGGCGTGAGGGCTGGACGGCAGACTACGAACCTGCTATACTGAAGCCATGATTGACACCCTGGACCTCTCGCAGCGAGAGCTGGACCTCATCACCCGCGCCGGCGCGCACATCCTGGCTGGAGGGGACACCCCCGGCACTGTCCAGTTCGACGCGCACGTCACCGAACTGGACAGCGTCAGGCTCATCCACCAGATCGAGCGCGGCGCACTGGTCGTCCCGGCCGGTCGCGCCTGGCACATGATCGGCAGCCAGCGGCATCCGCACCTGACCCGCATCGTCAACGAGTGCCTGCGTCTCGGCCTGGTCGAGGCGTCCACGTCGTACACCGGGCCGGACATCGTGCGCACGGCGCTCACCGCGGCGCCCGTGCATCTCCTGGCCGCTCCCGGCAGGCCGGCCTGCCCGGCGTCGGACCCGAACACGCGGTATCGCGTGCTGGAGGATCCGCGTCTGCTGGACTGCCCTGCTTGCCTCGCCCGGACCAATGCGTAATACTGAACCCATGAAGGTGATCGAGCGACCCAACGGCATCGCCCCCATTCCCGGCGGCTCCTACCGCTTCGGCGCGAAGGGCGGCCGGATGGCGCAGGCGTGGCAGTACGTGTGGGATCGGCTCGATCGCACCCACTGGAGGAACGGGCAGGAACTCGCGAATCAGGCGGCCGAGGCATTCGACGTCAAGCGGGCCAGCGTCGCTGAGATGCTGTCGCGGATGCGTGGCGCCGGCGTGCTCGAGCAGGAGCTGATCCCGGTGGACACCACGTACCGCCGCGGCGGTGGCAGTTATGTGGCCAACCGGCCGCGTGTGCACTACCGGATCGCGGAGCGGATCATCCCGCTCGAGGCTGGCACGTATGAAGTCGGGGCCCGCTGAGATGCCTGCTACGGCCGCGCTGGACTGGAACCCACCCCCGGGCATGCTCAAGCCCGTGGTGACGTCCTGGCGGGCGTTCTACCGGCACATCGGACGCGAGTACGGGGTCACCCCGCGGTTCTATCGGGCGCTGTACCTCGCGCAGTCCGGACGATGCTTCGTCTGCCAGACTGCGCGAGGTATGCACCCGGACGATCCCAGGGGTGGCGGCGGACGGCGTCTCGGCGTCGATCACAACCACGTGATCGGTAACCGCATCCAGGCTGTCCGCGCCCTGGTCTGCACCGGCTCGCTCTCGGCCAACACCTGTAACCGGCTGATCGCGCGCTACAACGTCAAGCAACTTGAGCGTGCCGTCGAGGTGCTGGCTGAGATGCCGGCGCAGCGTCTCCTGGCCGCGGGCGGCAACTTCACTGACGTCGAGTTGACCGGATGGTTGACATGATCACGTTCATACTGGTGGCGCTGGTGCTCTGGATTCCGGCCGCGGTCGGTGCCGGGATCGCTATCGGCAGGGCCGTCAAGCTGCGCGACAGGAGGGGGTGACCGTGCAGATCACGCACTTCCCCTTCCCGCCCCCCGGTGAGATGCCGGCGGCGGCGCAGGCCGAGCCGTACCCGGCGCCTCTGCTCACCTCCGACGACCCGTACGACGGCCCCACCTCCGAGCCTGCGGCCGACCTGCTCATGCTGGCCCTGGCGCACGGCTGGACCGGGCGGATCACGTATGCGAAGGGCCATGTCCCGCACGCGGCCTACGGCACGCCCGGCAAGGTGGCCAAGTTCAGCGAGGCACTGCGGCTGGTGCGCGGTGACCGGCACGCGGTGGCGGTCCGGATGGGCGGATCCTGGGACTCGCTGTGGACCTGGAGTACGACGGAGTTCTTCACCCGGCACAAGCTGCTGGACGAGTTCAGGGCGGCGCTTGCACAGCCTGTTGACACTACTTGTGCAAAGACATTGAGCTAGCTATGGGCAACATGGTTAACAAAGCGCCGCTCGAGGTGCCCTGGACGAGACGCAAACTGGTCGTCGATCTCGCGCTGTCCGGCATGACGCAGACTGCCCTGGCAGGGAAGTACGGCGTGACGCAGCCAGCCATCTCGGACTTCCTGGGGCGTCACCGCACCGAGGTTGACGCCGTGCGCGCGGACAGTGAGAACGAGTTCGCGGGCATCGCCATCGCGGAGAAGGCGATCCGGTTGGCCACGTACCTGGACGTGCTGGACACCGCGCTGAAGCCGGTACCGAAGGTGAACGCCAAGGGCGAGATCATGTACGGCCTGCCGGATGAGAACGGCGAGCGGCATCCGATCATGGAGATCGACGCCGGCGTGGCCCAGAAGATCCTGCGCAACGTGGCCGAGGAGCTGGGTCATCTGCCGAACCGGGTGACCCTGGGCGGTGAGGTGGGCGTGACCACCAACTACAAGATCGACGGCGTGGATCCGGAGAACCTGAAATGAACCGACTCGACTGGACTCTCCTGGTGATCGGACTGGTCGCAGTCGCGGTGCAGGCAGTCGGATTGATCATGGGAGTGTCATGAGCTGGGCTGGCGGGTTCACCATCAACCTGACCGAGCCGTACCAGGTACGCGAGGGCGACCGATACGTGATCGACTTCGACGTGTTCGACACGGCCGACCCTGACATCACTGCTCGGCCGGCCAAGGAAGACGACATGCCGGAGCGAGTACTGACCGCGCAGTCCGATGGTGTAGTCACGCAGGTTCGGGTGGAGCTGCGGTGACCACGCCTCCCATCGCACTGGCATCGCGGCGCCGACGTGCGTCCAAGGTGCCGTGGGCCTACATCTGGGCGGCGGCCGCCTGGCTCGCCATCGGCGGGGGCGCCGGGTACGTGTGGCGCGCCGGCACAACGCCGACTTCCGCGGCGCAGTTCGAACAGCCTGCCGCTACCGCCATACCGCAGCGGGCCTTCCCCGGGGCGAAGGTCAACTATTCCGGCAACGGGACGTATGCCGTGCCGGGTCAGGCGCCTCCCGGTGAGTACACCGTGACCGCGGGCGGTAGTCCGTACGGATGCACGTGGGCGCGACTGTCCGCGACCGATGGCAAGCCCAAGAATGAGATCGATGCGGGCACCGTGGTGCGCGGTGGCCTCGGTCAGTTCACGGTGGCCAGTGGTGACAGGGCGCTGAAGATGCAAGGCGACTGCTGGTGGTACAAGCAATGAGCTTCCATCGGCGCGCCTGGTACGCCGCGGCCGATGAGTACGGCCGGCGACGCGCCGAGAAGTACGGCCGGTATGCGAGCGTCGGGCGGGGCCTCGGGCTGCTGGCCGTTTTCCTGCTCACGTTGGGGATCATTGCCGCGGTCCAGGGTGCTTTCGGCGGATAGATCAACCCGATATACTTGGTCCATGGAAGACAAACTCATGAGCCGGATCGGGCTCGCACTCCTGCCCCTGCTGGCTGTCGTCGCATCGCTGGCCTTTGCCAGTCCCGCGCAGGCCACCCCGTTCAACGGCGCCGGCTACTACTACGCCACGGTGAGCCAGACGCTCACCGCTCCTGACAACTCCGATGGCATCTCCGGCAGCTTCTACGTCGTTGCGCCGTATGTGCCGACTACGGTTTACGGTGGCGTTCGTGACCACTCGCTGATCGCGGAGGGCGCCTGTCGGGACACCACGGTCACTGCGGGGGACTGCGTCGAGGCCGGGATCGCGGTCGCGTATGACGTGTGGGGTGACAGCAATGCTCACCTCTACTCGTGCGCTTGGCACAACGGTTCGCCAGTCACCGGGTGCTACAACGGAACAGGTGGTCCGTGGGTGGATGACACGGGTACTTCCGTCAACCTGGGCTCAGCTCTGACTGCTGACCTCGGCACGGCCAAGCTGATTCAGGTGTACCACTCCGATCTCGACTGTGGCCTGTCCGCGAACGGCTGGCACGTTTACTACGGCGGGTCTCATGTCGGTTGCTGGCAGCCAACGGCGTTCACGGCCGGTTGGTCAAAGGCGCAGTATGTGCTGGCATTCAGCGAGTACGCCTACAACGGCTACAACAATCCGGGGACGTCGAACGACAAGCCGTGCGGCGACACCAGTGACGGCTTCCTTCAGGGCTCTCCTCCGACTACCGGTCATCCGTACGTCGGCAGCTTGTCGCTGGTCAACTCGTCAGGTCCGGCCAGCTATTTCTCCTACGGGGCGATCACCGACCCGAACGCGTACAACGTGGTGTTCGCGTCCATCGCCAACCGGACCATCTATTACGGTGGTCCCGGCTACAAGTTCGTCGGCGGTGTCGCGACCACGCCCGGCAACATCGGCTCCTGCTAGCCTCGATTCGTCTCCACACCCAGAACGACCCTGGCCTCCCCGTCCGGGGTCGTTCTGCTTTCTTGATCGTTCTGCATACTTGTCCCATGCAGGTGCTGGAACACACGGTGGAGCTGCGCGGTGCCGCGCTCGAGTTGTTCGGCAACCGTGCCAAGGAAGTCCTCATCTCCGGCGCGGCCGGCACCGGCAAGAGCCGCGCCGTCCTGGAGAAGATCAACCTCATTTGCCTGATCACCCCCGGTACCAAGGCACTCGTCCTGCGGCAGGTGGCTCGGTCGCTGGCTACCAGCGCGCTGCGTACTTGGGAGCGTGACGTGGTCAAAGAGGCACTGATCGACGGGACGGTCAGCTACTACGGCGGCAGCGCCCGCGAGCCGGCCCAGTACCGCTACAGCAACGGTAGCTCCGTCACCATCGGAGGCCTCGACGATCCCATGAAGGTCATGTCGACGGAGTACGACATCGCCTTCATCCAGGAGTGCACCGAGGTCAGCGAAGAGGCATGGGAGTCCGTCAACATCCGCCTGCGCAACGGGGCCATCTCGTTCCAGCAACTCATCGGGGACTGCAATCCCTCACACCCCACGCACTGGCTGCTGGAGCGCGCGGCCACCGGCAAGCTTGTGCACCTGGTCAGTGCGCACGAGGACAACCCTCGCTACTTCCTGCCGGACGGCACTCCCACCAAGGAGGGCGTGGACTACATCGAGCGCCTCGACAGCCTGACCGGCGTGCGCTACCTGCGGTTGCGCAAGAACATCTGGGCCGCGGCCGAGGGTGTCATCTATGAGGGGTTCGATCCCGCCGTCCACGTGATCGACCCGTTCCCGGTGCCAGCGTCCTGGGAGCGGATCTGGTCCATCGACTTCGGCCACACCAACCCGTTCGTCTGGCAGGACTGGGCATTGGACGAGGACCGCCGCGCTTACCTCGTGCGCGAGATCTACATGTCCGGCCGGCTGGTCGAGGACCACGCCCGGCAGATTCTCGCCCTCGGTGGCCCCCGCCCGTCCACGATCGTCTGCGACCATGACGCGGAGGACCGGGCCACGTTCGAGCGGCACACCGGCATGGGCACCATTGCCGCGGAGAAGGCCGTGACCATGGGCATCGACGCCGTGGCGGAACGGTACAAGATCGCAGCGGACGGCCGGCCTCGCCTGATGTACTTCCGGGACGCCCTGGTGGAGCGGGATCCCGCCATGGTGGAGAAGAAGCTGCCGACGTGCACGGTCGAGGAGACTCCCGGCTACATCTGGGCGCCCGAACCGCCCGGTGCTGACCGCAAGCGTGAGCAGCCCGTGAAGAAGAATGACCATGGGAAGGACGCCGAGCGGTACTTTGTCTGCGAAGCTGACCTGCACGGACCGACAAATGTGCGCTGGGGATGACGATGACCGACGAACTGCCACTCAACCCTGAGCAATGGCTCCAGGTGGTCAACGATGCCGTACAGGCATCGGGTCACGGCGACGAAGTACTCGTTGCGGTCGAGGTGACCATGGACGCCTGGAAGGTCACCGTGAATCCGGTCGTCACCCCCGCGCCTCCGGCCGGCCCGGTGCCGGAGTGACCACCATCGCGCAGGCCTGGACCGCGGCGCGCACCCGGCCCCGGCGTACGGCCAGGCCCGCGCTGCTGCTCCTGGTGTCCTGGCTGGCTCGCAAGCTGCCGACACTGAAGCGGGCGCGCACGGCGCTCATGCAATGGGGTGCGTTCGCTGCCATCGATACAGGCCTGTTCGGCTGGCACTGGATTGCGGGCACGGTCGGCATCGGCGTGAGCCTGCTGGTGCTCGAGGCGCTGGGCGGGAGCGAGCGGTGATCATCCGGCAGGGGCGCAAGAATCCGCGCAACCTCTACGTCCAGGAAGGCGACGAGCCCGCCGACGCGGACGTCAGTATCGGCTACATCCGGCTTCCCGCCGTCGCAGCCTGGATGGTGGAGCGCGTCAACTTCTCCGCCGCGGGCGCGCCGATGCAGAAGGCCGTGGAGAAGGAGCTGAAGGGGGACGCCGGTGAAGACGAAACGTCCTCGCGGTGAAGTCATCTACGGCGGCTGCGCCTGCGGCTTCTGGAGTGCCTGGAACTGCGCATACGTCCGCAAGGTCCAGATCTGCAATGCGCCACCCAAGGAGAGGCCGGTAGATGCGTAGCCTCCTCGGCCCCCTGCTGAACCGCGCGCAGATCTCCTACGCCCAGCACGGCGATGATCGGCGCCGCCTGGGCAGCATGTTCGGCCGCTCCGGACCGACCTCGCAGATGAACGCCATGGGCGCGTCCGCCACCCTGTTCTCCATCGTCAACCGCACCAGTACCGCCACCGCCAAACTCGACTGGCACCTGCACGCTCCCGCCCCGGCCGGCCAGGCGTGCGAGTACGGGCAGGGCACCGAGGACGAATGCGGTGAGGTCGGCGTGATGTGCGTTGACAAGCATCCCGCGCTGGTGGTGCTCGACAAGCCGAACCCGTTCTACACCAAGCAGGAGCTTTTCGAGTCCGGGCAGCAGCATGTGGACCTGACCGGCGAGGGCTGGCTGGTGGTCAGCTACCTCGGCCGCATCCCCGCGGAGCTCTGGGTGGCGCGCCCGGACCGGATGATCGTGGTCACCGACCCTCGTGACTACCTGCTGGGCTACATCTACGTCGGCCCGGACGGGCGCGAGCAGCCGCTGAAGGCACGTGACGTTCTGTCCATGCGCATGCCGAATCCGATGGATCCGTACCGAGGCATGGGGCCGGTACAGACGATCATGGCTCAGGTGTCCGGCGCTGCCCTGTCCGCCGAGTGGAATGCGAACTTCTACCGTAACGGCGCGCGTCCGGGCGGCATCGTCAAGCTACGCCGCGGCATGCCGGACAAAGAGTTCGACAAGCTGGTGGAGCGCTGGAACTACGATTTCAAGGGCGTGGCCAACGCCGGCCGGACCGCCTTCCTCGAGGAAGGCGACTGGGTTGATGTCAAGCCTATGTCCGTCGCTGACATGCAGCTGGTGGAGACCAGCAACCTGAACCGGGACACCGTGCTGCTGGCGTACGGGGCCAGCAAGTACGACGTGGGTGTGCTCGAGGATGTGAACCGGGCCAGCGCCTCTGCGGCATCCAACGACTTCGCGGAGCGGATGACCGTGCCGCGCGCGGACCGCTGGAAGGGCATGCTGAACAACGACTTCCTGCCGCTGTTCCCCGGTGCACAGGAACAGGGGTTGTGCTTCGTCTACACCAGCCCGATCAAGCGGGAGCGTGCGGAGAAGCGTGCGGACGCGCTGACCTCGGCGCAGGTGTTCGAGATCCTGACCTCGGTGCCTGGTATCGATCCGTTGTGGGCGGCGGAGGTGGCCGGCCTGCCGGAGCCGATGCTGAAGGAGATCGAGCCCGCTCCGGCGCCGGTGGTGGTGCCCTCGACTACGGGTGAGCCGTTGCCGATCGAGGAGGCGCAGAACAGGGCGCGCGCGCTGCTGGCCAGGTTCCAGGCGATTGAGGCGGCGTGACTATCGGCGCACCCCGGCAGAACGGCGACTACGGGCAGGGTCAGCCGGAGATGGCGCAACGCTGGATGGTCAAAGCGCACATAGACGACAACGTGTGCGAACCGTGTAAGGGCAACGATGGGAAGCTCTACCGCAGCAGGGCCGACGCGTACAAGGACTATCCCAACGGCCGAGGCTACAAGAAGTGTGTTGGTGCACAATACGGCAACACGTGCAGATGTAGAGTGATCAAGCGCGGACGTGCAGCTAAGAACGAGGGGGCCATGCCGCAAGATCTCGAGGCGATGATCGCGAAGGCCCGATCTCTCACCGTTGGCACATCCGCCCGCGCGCTCACTCATGCCATCCTCGAGTCCCCGCGCCGCGCCGCGGCAGTCGGCACCAACCCGCCCATGATGGCTATGCAGGACTTCCGCGCCGAGGGCAACTCGCTCTACCTGTATGACGCCATCGGCGGATGGGACGGGACGCAGGCCATCGACGTGGCGCAGGCACTGGCCGGCATGACCGGCCCCGTCGATCTGCACATCAACAGTCCGGGCGGCATCATCTTCGAAGGTGCGGCCATCTACAACGCACTCAAGCAGTACGCCGGTGGTCCGGTCACCTCGTGGATCGACGGCTATGCCGCGTCAGCCGCGTCGTTCGTCATGCTGGCCGCCTCCCCGTACGACGCCGCGGCAGACACCGGTGGCGTGCGCATGGCCAAGAATGCGTTCGTCATGATCCATGACGGTATGGGTCTGGCCATGGGCACCGAGGACGACATGCGTGATGTCGCGGACCTGCTGGGCATGTTGTCCGACTCCATTGCCGGTATCTACGCCGTGCGCGCCGGCGGCACCCCCGCGGACTGGCGCGACATCATGCGTTCCGGTGATACCTGGTACTCCGCCGACTCTGCGAAGGCGGACGGTCTGGTGGACCTGATCATCGGCCAGGACGCGCCCCCCGAGCCGGATGAGCCGCAGCCCGGGCCGCTCGACATCGGCTTGTTCCAGCCGACCGCACGGGCCGAGTCGCCCGTAAACAACGTCGCCCCCTTCGACCTGGAGGGACTGCGCATCGCCTTGAAGGGGGCAATTGTCCGATGAGCGCACCAGTCGCGCAGCCCGTCACTCCCTCGGAGTGGGAAGAGTTCCTGAACACTGCCCTGGAGACGCCGGAGAAGTTCGCCGCGCTCGCCAAGGACGGCACGTTCAAGGCCAAGCTCGACGGCTACACCAGCGCGTACCGCAATGAGGTCAACTCCACCATGAAGGACCTGAAGGGGCAGCTCACCGATCAGGTGAGTGCCAGCGTCCTGGAGATGTTCAAGCGCAACGGTGTGGAGACCGACGGCCGGCCGGATCTTCGCCCCTCCGGCGTGAAGGCGCAGCGCGCGGGCACCGCCTACAACAAGGCCGCGCCCGGCGCCGACCCCGAGCTGGCCAAGATCTGGGAGAACTCGGGGCAGATGCTCCAGGACTTCCTGATGAAGAAGCAGGGCAAGGAAGGCTCCGAGGCGCGCGCCCGGCTCGACAAGTACGAGCAGCTGACCAACGCGTACGGCCCGAACGTGCCCTCCGAGGGCGGCTACCTCATCCCCGAGGAGACCCGCGCGGACATCATGACCCGCGCGCTCGAGGGCGCCGTGGTCCGGCCGCAGGCCACCGTGGTGCCGCTGTCCACCGGCAAGATGAAGTGGCCGGTCAACGACATGACCACCGAGGTGGGCGAGGTTTTCGGCGGCATCCAGTTCGCGTGGCTCGACGCGGGTGAGACGTTCGCCGAGACGTCCGGCACCTTCGGCATGCTCGCCCTGGAGCAGCACAAGCTGGGCGGGCTCGCGTCGGTGCCGAACGAGGTCACCCGCTTCATCCCCGCCCTGGAGACGTGGATCCGGGAGAAGATGCCGATCGGCATCCGCGAATTCGAGGACCGGGCACTGATCAAGGGTGATGGCGTCGGCAAGCCGCTGGGCGGACTGCACGCCAACAACCCGGCGCTGATCGTGGCCGATGACGAGTCCGGCCAGTCCACCGCGTCGATCACCTGGGTGAACGTCCTCTCGATGTTCGCGCGTCTGCTGCCCGAGTCGTACGCGACCGCGGAGTGGGACATCACCCCGGACGCCATCCCGGAGATCTTCACCATGGCGCTCCCGGTCGGCACCGGTGGCTCCGCGGTCATGTTCGGCGAGGGCGGCGGCCCGAACCGGCTGGCGCAGTCCATCCTGGGCATCCCGATCCGCTGGACCCGCAAGGCTCCGGCCGTGCTCGGCACCCAGGGCGACATCTCCCTGGCCGACTGGACGCAGTACACCATCGGTGACGCGTTCGCCATGCAGTTCGACACCAGCGAGCACTCCTCGTTCCGGTCGGACAAGACGGACTTCCGGGTGCTGCTGCACGTGGACGGTCAGCCGTCGCTGCTTTCGCCGCTCACTCCGGAGAACAACGGGCCGACGCTGTCCGCGTTCGTGCAGCTCGAGACTCGCAGCCTCGACTGATGATCTCCCGGGCGTAGAGAGCCCCACCTTTCTGCGCCCGGGAACCCACCCTCTGGGCCGCACGTGACCGATCCCGGTAGGCGCCGGTCCTAACCCCTGGAAGGGGAGAGAACAGCAATGGACGCACTCGGCAATCTCTTCGATGTCGGTATCGGCTGGTCGCCCGTCGACCTCGACACCGCGAACGGCGCCACCGGCAAGCGCGTGAACATGACCATGCACGAGACGGTCACCTTCCTGGTCGTGCAGGCGGCCGGCGCGGCCACCGATGCGACGCTCACGCTGAAGCAGCACACGGCGTACACGTCCGGCACGTCCAACAACCTTGCGTCGGCCACGGTCAGTACGTCGTACGGCATCACGTACTGGCACATCAAGAGTGAGGCCGTGCTTGACGGCGACGAGGCGTGGACCAAGGTCACCCAGTCCGAGGCGGCCACCATCTCACTGACCGGCGCCACCTACGGCGACAAGGAGACGATCCTTGCCCTCGAGGTGCACCGCGCACAGCTCGGTGACGGCTACACGCACATCAGCCTGGACCACGCGGCCACCCTCGGTGCGGCCAAGCTGGGCACCTGCCTGATCATCCCGTCCGGACTGCGGTACCGGCGCAAGCCGGCGTCGCTGTTCAACATGCTCCGTGGCAACGCCACGGCGAACGCGTAAGGGGCGGGCAGATGACCGTCATTTACGACGCGGACGCGTTCCGCAAGAGCGTGCTCGGCAGCGGCCCGATCAGCAAGGCGTACACGCCGCTGGTGGTCGAGACCAAGACCCTATTCACCGTGGCCGGCGGGCTGTGTCTGATCACGTCCCTGGTGGGCCTGGTCACCACGGCGATCACCGTGGCCAACACGGTGAAGCTTCAGGCCAACCCGACCACCGGCACCACGCAGGATCTGTGCGCGGCCACGGACATCGGCACCACCGACACCCCGGCCGGGGACCTGATCACCATTGCCGGCGGCGCCGCCACCGCTCCGGTGGTCGGTATCGGCGCGGTGAACATGTTCTCCGCGTCCGCCGGGATTCTCATCAACTCCGGCACCATCGAGCAGGTCACCGCGACCGGCGCCGACGGTGGCATCACCTGGTATCTGACGTACGTGCCGCTGATCTCCGGCGCGACGATCGTCGCGGCGTAACTGCTGCGTACTGTCCGGATCCTGGGTATTAGGCGGATCCAGGATCCGGACCAGCGCGAGGGAGTGAATCATGAAGATGACGCAGCAGGACTACGAGGCGCGCGCGAAGCGGATCGACGACGGCACTGCCACCGACGATGACCGGCGCCTGGTGGAGCTCTACGAGCGTGAGGGTTTCGCTCGCGACGGTGAGGGCGTGGCCAGCAAGTTGACCGCTACCGGAACCGCTGAGGTCGTCAAGGGCGAGCTGGAGCCGGCCAAGAAGGCGACCGCGCGCAAGCGGGCAGGGGACAAGGCGCAGTGACCGCAGGCCTGTCCGCCGTCAACCTGGCCAACAAGTACCTCGACATGCTGGCCGGTACCGCCTTCTCCGCGCCGACGAACACGTACGCGAAGCTGTACACCGGCGACCCTGGCGCATCCGGAGCCAGCAACGCCAGCGCGGAGACTTCCCGCAAGGTGTTCACGTGGTCGGCGGCATCCGCGGGCAGCAAGGCGATCACCAGCACCCTGCCGTCCTGGACGCCGTGGGCCGCGGGCAGCGAGACGATCACCCACGTCGGCGTATGGGACGCGTCCACGTCCGGCAACTTCCTGTACTCATACGCGCTGACCGCGAGCAAGGCCGTCAGCAACGGCGACACGTTCAACCTCACCAGCCACACGATCAGCTTCACGCCGATAGCGGCGTAGGTTCCTGCCGTGAGCAGGCAATTCGACACCGCCGCAGGCACTGATTCGATCACCTTCTCCGTCGGCAACGCCCCGCCGGATCAGGGTCCGATCACCGTCGCCCTGCTGGCCAAGGCATTCAGTACCGCGGGCTGGACCGGCTGGCTGATCTCCGGCCGGACGGCCGGCGCGGTGTGGGGGATCCTGACGTCGAACAACGGCGGGGCCAAACTCTTCGCGGAGAACGATTTCGGCAACGGCGTTGCCGGCCTGTCCACGTCGTGGCGCTGGTACGTGATGACCAAGGCGTCTGGCAGTGTGGCGCCGCGCATCCACGTCGGTGACCTGTCCGGCTCCTGGACGCACACGGACAACAGCGCGAACACCGGCGACGGCACCGGCCCGATCACCAGCCTGATCCTGGGCAACAACGGCACCAATGGGTGGCGCGGCAGCTTCGCCGTCGCCGCGGCGTGGACGTCCGTACTGTCCGACGCGACGATCGAGGCCACGTTCGGCACCAGCGCGGCCACGGTCCTGGCCGCCTCCCCCGGTTGGATGGTCCGGCTCAACCAGGCGTCCGCCGCCACCAGCGTCACGGACGACACGGGAGGCGGCGGCGGACAGTCCGCCATCTCCGGCACCAGCGTGGACGCGGACGACCCGCCCGGCTTCAACTACGCACTGACCAACAACGTGGACGCCACCGGAGATCGCGCGGTTACGGTCACGGCCACCGGCGTCGCGTCCGTGGATCACAACGCCACGGGGGATCGCGCGGTCACGGTAACCCTGGCCGGTGCGGCCACGGTCAACCCCGGCGGACAGGGGACGCTGTCCGTGTCCACGGCCATCGCTGGCGCGGCCACGGTCACCCATAACGCGACCGGCAACATGGACGTGACCGCGGTCATCACGGGGGCGACCGAGCCGGACGCGGCCGCTGCGCCGGTGACCGGCAACGGCTGGAACAGTCTGCTGTCCATCTACCAGCAGAACGTGGAAGATGTCCGGCTGTTCCTGACCACGCCGATCACGGTGTGCCCGAACCATGACTATCCGCTCGATCCGGGGCGCACACCGGGCACGGTGCATTGCACGTTCGGCGGGGAGATCTTCGACCTGTACGGCAATCCGGCTTTGATCAGTTAAGATCCGGTCAACTTCACAAGCATGACCTCGCAGAAAGCAGCCGAGGATGACGGGCATTACGTATTGCACGCGTGAGCAGGTGCAAGCCGCGCTGGCGCAGGCGGACACGTACCGCACCAATGCGCGCATCGATGCCGCCATCCGGACCGGCGCCCAGCAGGTAGAAGCGGCGACGCACCGCCGCTTCTACCCCACCACGTGCACCCGCTACCCGGAACAGCGCTGCGTCACCCGCCCTGTCCTCTGGCTGGACGCGGACTACCTGGAAATGATCTCCATCTCCAGTTTCGCTGTGGACGGCGTGGAGTTGGTCGAGGACACCGACTTCTTCCTGCGCCCGGACGACGGCCCGCCGTACACCTCGCTGAAGCTGATCAACACATCCTCCGCGGGCTTCTCCTCCGACGATCGCGGCATGGCGCTCACCGGAGAGCAGGGCGCATCGGCCACCACGCGCGCGGCGGGGTCGCTGGCCGGCGCGATCACCAGTAGCGCCACCATCCTCACCGTCTCCGACTCGTCGCTGGCAGGCGTGGGTGATCTGCTGACCATCGGCACCGAACGCATCAACGTGGTCGGCAAGACGTTCACCACCTCGGTCACCACGCTGGGCGCGAACGCGGACGCCTCAGCGGCCACCCGATCGATCACCGTCGCGGACGGCACGCTGTTGCGCGAGGGTGAGTTCATCCAGACCGGCGCGGAGCGGATGTTCATCGAGCGGATCGCCGGCAACGTGCTGACCGTGCGCCGTGCCGAGCTGGGCAGCCAGCTCTCCGCGCACTCCACCAGTGATGTCGTGTACGCGCCGCGTCTGCTGCTGGTGGAGCGCGGTGCCACCGGATCGACTGCGGCCAGTCACAGCGACGCCGCGACCATCCTGGCCAATGACCCCCCGGCGCTGGTCAAGGAAGCGGCTCTCGCCTACGCGCTGGTGGACCTGGAGCAGTCCAAGAGCGCGTACGGCCGCGTGGTCGGCGCCGGGGACAACCAGATGGAGGCGGCCGGCCGCGGCCTGGACGCCATCGTCAAGGATCTGATTGCGGCGCACGGCCGGGTACGGGTCGGTGCGGCGTGACCGGCGACAGCGTGGTCAAAACCCTGCTGATCCTGTTCGTGATCGCCATCAGCCCGGCCATCATCGGGCTGGCGTTCTTCGTCGGCTGGTTGTGGCTCGGGGTGATCTGGGGTGGCTGACGTCCGCGGTACGTTCTTCTCGCCTGGTGAGCCGTTCGTGGCGAAGGTGTACCTGCACAAGGCGCAAGATCGCATCGCAGCCGAGGCAGAGCGGCGCGTGCACATCCTGCAACGCCAGTACTTCAGGCGCCCCACCGGCTACTACGAGCGGCACATCGTGAACCGGGACATGGGCAGTCAGCACGTGATCCACGATTCCGGCGTGGTGTACGGCCCATGGCTCGAGGGTGTGGGGTCCCGGAACTTCCCGCACACCCGCTTCAAGGGCTACTCGATCATGCGGAAGACGACGCGGGCGATCCAGGACCGGGCAGTGAACATTGCGGCGCCGATCATCCGTGAGATGTGCGAGGCGATGAACGCGTGAGCATCGACATGCAGGCCATCGTGGATGCGCTGGTGTCGCATGCCCAGTTGACGGGCAGGTTTGACAAGGTCAATGCCAGTGAGCCGAAGAGTCCGCCGGCGAATGGGCTGACCTGCTCTGTCTGGGCGCAAGGCCTGTTACCGCACGCGCAGTCGTCCGGCCTGGCCGCGACCAGCGCGTACCTGGTCATGCAGGTACGGATCTACGACAACATGCTGCGCTCGACGCCGGACGAGGCAGACCAGATCGACCCGAACATGCTGGCGGCCACCGACGATCTCATGCGCTCCTATACCGGGGAGTTCACCCTGGCCGGCCTGGTGGAGGCCATCGATCTGCTGGGCATCGGCGGGGAGAGTCTGCGCGCGGAGGCGGGCTATGTGCAGATCGGCGGGCAGGGCTCCGGCCTGTACCGGATCATGACGATTACCGTACCGATGATCATTGCCGACGCGTGGACACAGGTGGCATAGCATGGCAAAACAGACAGGCCTCGGTGATCACTTCTCCGTCGGCGGCTACGACCTGTCCGGCGACATTGGCAGCATCCAGCAGATCAACGGCGGGCCGGCGCCGCTCGACGTCACCGACATCACGCAGAGCGGCTACGAACGCCTGGGTGGACTGCGCAACGGCGGAATGCAATTTGCATCTTGGTTCAACAAGGCGGCCGGCCGCTCCCACCCCGTCCTGTCCGCACTGCCCCGCACGGACGTGATCGCCCTCTACGGACGCGGCGCGACCATCGGGTCCCCCGGTGCGGCCTGCCTGTCGCTGCAGGTGGATTACAACGGAACCCGCGGACAGGACGGAGCGCTGTCGTTCGCGACCACCGTGCAGTCCGACGGCTACGGCCTCGAGTGGGGCGATCAGCTCACCGCGTGGATGCGCACGGACACCACGGCTACCAACGGCGCGAGCCTGGACGGCGCCGCGTCCTCTGCGCTGGGCGCGCAGTTCTATCTGGCCTGCAACACGGTGGCCGGCACCAGCGTCACCGTGAAGATCCAGGACTCCGCGGACAACTCCGCATGGCTGGACCTGTCCGGCGCCGCGTTCTCTGCCGTCCTGGCAGGCACGGTCAGCGCCCAGCGCATCGCGGTCGCAGGTACCGTGCGCCGCTATCTGCGCGCCGTCTCGTCCGGCACGTTCTCCGCGGCCACGTTCGCTGTGCTGGCCGTGCGAAATGCAACGACGGTGGTGTTCTAGATGCAGCCGTTCCGGATCGAGCCGGCCATGCCGCCGCAGATGTACAAGTCACACGTGATCAAGCAACCGCTGACCACGCACTGGCGCCGCGCCACCTGCGCTGAGGTGGACTGTCCTCGGTATCTGAACGGCTGGAAGTCACGGCTGGATCTGAGCAGTCAGGACGGGCGGAACGCGGCGACGTGGATCCGCGCCATGAGTGGCCTGCGCTACACCGAACAGGTGACCGGCCCGAACGAGCTCACTTTCCTGTTCCCGGCTGGTCAGATGTGCGCGCGGGCGGATCGGCATCGTCTTCCGCTGGGCCGGCCTCCCGTGATGCTCATGCGGGGCGGGGACCACCGGGGCAATCCGACCGGGCAGCGCGTGTTGTTCCACCGCGCCGAGGATTGGCGCGATGACCTGGGTGAGCATCTCGACAATCTCCGCGATCAGAAGCAGAGGGGTTAGAGCGTGCTACCTACTCTTGCGCTTTGGGCGACGGTTGTTCTCGATCGCGGTCAGCCAGCGACAGTTGGCCGGACCGTAGCCCTTCTCGGAATCGATGCGGTCAAGTTGCCACTCTTTGCCGGGACGGGCACCCATGTCGGCGAGGAAGTTGAGGAAGTCGTCCCAGTGAGGATCAACGGTTATTCCTTTGGCCCCATAATGCCCGTAGGAGGCATTGCGCGGATTAGTGCAGCGCTCATGCATCGACTTCCACGACTTCCATGTCGGAGTGGTGGACCACCCGTGCTTGTAGCTGGACGCCCGTTCGCCTGTAAAGGTCGCGAGGTGCGCTCGCGTTTCCTCGGTATGGTGCTTGCCCTTGAATGGGTGGTTCGTCCGGGCATTGTGTCCAGACACGTATTTGGACACGCGCTTCCGGCGCTGGTCCACGGCTGCCATCTGGCCACATCCGCACGCGCATTGCTGCGGAATCAGTTCGGTCATAGGTATGAGAATACTCTCGCCTGGACCGCAGCTCAAGGGGGACAGTAGATATCAGCAAAGAAACGGGCCTCGGGTGGACCACGCTGAGCGTGGACAACTCCTCCGGATCGGCCAACGCTATCAAGAACGACATCACCAACTTCACGTTTGCCACGCCGCGTGGTGTCCAGGACGTGACCGGCCTGGACAAGAGTGCCTACGAGCGGCTCCTGTTGCTGGCCGACGGCACGGTGAATCTCAACGGCGTATTCAACGACGCGGCCAACATGAGCCACGACACCTTCAAAACGGTGCCGTCCACCAGCGTCAACCGCACGGTCACCAACACCATCAGCGGCCAGACGCTGGCCATGGAGATGCTGTTCACCGACTACAACCTGACCCGCGCGGCGTCCGGCGAACTGACCTACACGGCGCCCGGTGTGCTCGCCGACGGCACCGTCCCCACGTGGGCGTGACGTGAAGCTCAACAGTCGCGTGCTCATCCTGAAGTTCGATGACGAGGACTATGCCGGCCTCGAGGTCAAGGCCAAGTCGGTGTCACTCGGTGTACTGCTGGACCTCGAGGACGAGACCAGCGCCATGCGCAAGGGGTCCGGCATCGCCCAGACCCGCGACCTGCTCAGCCTGTTCGCCGACAAGCTGATCTCCTGGAACCTCGAGGACGACGAAGACAAGCCGATCCCCACCAGCCTGGAAGGTGTTCTCTCTCTGGAGATCGACCACGCCTACCCGATCATCCTGGCCTGGGTGGACGCCATGCTGTCGGTGGGGCGGAACGCGGGAAAAGGCTCGACCTCTGGGCTGCCGTCGGTCCCGGCGCCCGACTTCCCGATGGAAGCACTCTGACCAAACCGGAAGAACTGGCCCGCGCGGAGCTGATCATCGGACTTGCCGACCGGTGGCACAAGCTGCCCGAGGAGATCGAGGCCATGGACGCGACCGCCATCGGCTACCTGGAGATCCTGCGACGCGGAAGGAGGGAAGACGGCGATGCCGAATGAGATCGTCATTCATGTCAAGGCAGTCAACGACACCAAGGTCGTCTTCGACAAGATCCGCGCCGAGGCCAAGGACCTGGGCGAAACCATCGCCATCAACATCAACGAGAAGGTCACCGAACGTCTCCAGCGTGACGCGCAGGCTGCCACCAGCAGCGGCGGCGGCTACGCGCGCACCGGGGACATGATCGGTGACACCATCGGCAAGCACATCTCCGACCGGATCAGCGAGAAGATCCGGGTCAGCGTCAACGACCGGGTGAGTGTCGACGATCACGGGCGCGAACACGTCAGCAACCGGGAGACCATCCACGTCGAGGTGGACGTCGACAAACAGTCACTGCTACAGAAGCTGGCGTCATTCGGCGCCGGCGTGCAGGACAAGATATCCGGTTGGTTCGAAGGTGGCCTGTCCACCGGCATCTCCTCGGTGTTCTCCGGCGACATCATCAGCACCGTGCTCAAGGGCGCACTGATCACCTTCGCCGTCGGCGTACTCGCGCCCACCCTGGCCGCAGCCCTCGGTGCCGCCGTACTGACCGCCTTGTCCGGCGGGGCCATCGGCATCGGCATCGTCGCCGCACTCAGCGACCCCCGGATCAAGGGCGCCCTGAACAGCCTGAAAGAGCAGGCCAAGAGTGTCTTCACCTCGTTCGGGGAGAACTTCAAGGGACCGCTCGAGGAATTCATCGCACCCAGTAACGGCGGTGACGGCGGCATCGTCGGACTGTTCCGGCAACTCACCCCGCTGATCGAACATCTCGGGCAGGTGCTCGGCCCGATCGCCGGCCAACTGGGCAACGGCATCATCGGACTGTTGCAGAACGTACTGCCCGCGATCATCCGCGCCGCGGAGGCCGGCGCGCCGCTCGTCCAGACCCTGGCCGATCGGCTGCCCGGTATCGGTGACGCCATCGGGGACTTCTTCAACGAGATCAGCGCGCACGCCGACGACGCCGACACGTTCTTCAACGACCTGCTGCGCGTCGTCGAGTTCCTGATCCGCGCCATCGGCTGGCTGGTCGGCGGCTTCATGGACATGTACTCGACAGTGCGAGGCCTGTTCGTCGCGCTGACGCAGACCATCCTCAGTTTCGTCGGCGTCTCCATCCACGCCATGGCCAAGGCGTTCGGCTGGATCCCCGGGCTCGGCCCGAAGCTGAACCACGCGGCGAGCCAATTCGACAGTTGGGCCGGCGGGGTCGTCAGAAGTCTCAACAAGGTGCCGGATCACAAGTATGTGAACGTGCATCTACGCGTGATCTTTGACAACGTGTGGGCGAAGATCCACGAAGTGACCCGCGCACTGCAGGCCATCGGCGCCGTCGGTCACGCGTTCGGCGGAGTGATCGGCACCGCGGCCAGTGGCGGCGCGCGAGGTGGTCTCACCCTGGTGGGTGAGCGCGGCCCGGAGCTGATCAACGCGGCACCTGGCTCACAGGTTTACTCGAATGCGGACTCGGCACGCATGATCAGCCAGGCAGGTAGCGGAAACGGCGGCACCCTGGTGATCAACCTGGTGGTGGACGGCATGGTCATCGCAAAAGCCATCGCGGACCCCATGCGCAAGATGGTGCTCAATCAGTACGGCGGGAACGTCCAGACCGCCTACGGGCGGTAGGCCATGGCGTTCCCGCAAAGCGTCCTGCCGATCAAGCAAGAGATGTTGATCGGCGGCACCTGGACCGACATCACCGCCTACACCCGCGACGCAGCCGACGTCAACATCACCCGCGGCTTTTCCGGCCAGCAGAGCGCACTGGCCCCCGGAAGCGCCACGTTCACAGCGAACAACCGCGACTACTTCTTCTCCAACCGCTCGCCGTCGTCCGTCAACTACAAGGTCATCGGCCGCAACACGCAGTACCGGTGCTCGCTCACCGAGACCACGCCCTGGCTGTGGATGAACGACTACTCCGACAGCGACGGCAACTACGACGGAGCCCGCGCCGGCACGGCGGACAAGGCCGTCCTCGACATCACCGGCGACATCGACATCCGCGTCGACTGCCGTCCCGACAATCTGCGCGGCGGGCACGGCATGGTGCTGGCCAGCAAGTACAACACCACGAGCCCGGACCGCTCCTGGCTGTTCTGGCTGGACCGCATGGGCTATCTGCGCTTCCGGTGGTCCACCGACGGAACCTCAGCCGGCGCTCATGACGTGATCTCCACCGCCACCGTGAGCGCGTTGCGCCGGCAGGCGTTCCGGGTGACCCTGGACGTCAACAACGGGGGTGGTGGCTGGACGTTGACCTTCTACACCGCCGACACCATCAGCGGTAGCTGGACGCAACTGGGCGCGACGGCGGGCAGCACGCCCACCACCTCCATCTACTCCGGCGGAGCTGCCCTGTTCGTCGGCGCCATCCAGCTCAGCGGCGCCACTTCGGGAACATACGGGCGCAATTCGTTCTCCATCGGCGGCACCAGCATCACCAATCCGTTCGTGGGCCGCATCTACCGGGCCCAGGTGTACTCCGGCATCGGCGGCACCCTGGTGGCCGATATGAACGCCACCGCGCAGACGGCCGGTACCACCTCGTGGTCGGACGGGTTGGCAACTGCCAACACCTGGGTATTGCGCGGCAGCGCTGAGATCACCAAACAGAACTATCGGTTTTGGGGCGAACTGGGTGATCTGCCGCAAGAGTGGGACGTTTCCGGCACCGACATCTTCGGCCAGATGACCCCGTACGACATCCTGAGCCGATTGCAGCAGGGCGCGAAATCGCTGCAATCGGCGGTCTACCGCAACCTCATCCGCTTCTCGAACACGTCGACCGGCACCAGCGGCACGCTGGACGGCTACTGGCCGATGGAGAACGGCAGCCAGGCCACCACGCCCAGCCCCGCGACCGGCACGTACGGCACCATGAGCAACGCCGCGTTCGGCACGGACGAGGACTTCCCCGGCACCACCGGCGTACTGACGTTCTCCTCCGACGCCGGCAAGGCGTCGGGCGGTGGACTGGCGATCTCGACCACCTCATCCACCGGCGTGGTCACCCTGCTGTTGTACTTCCGGGCTCCGTCGGTACCGGGGGCCGACGTGAACCTGATCAACTTCTACCTGGTGGCCGGCACCACCTACCGGGTGGCCATCACGGTCAGCACTGCCACGTACAAGCTGGACATCACCAACAGTTCCGGAACGAGCTTGCTGTCCACCACCGTCGCGTTCGGCACCGGGGGCGAGCCCAACCAGCCGCTGGCCATGCGGGTGATGCTCACCCAGAACGGCGGCAACGTCGATTACGAGTGGGCCTGGTACCCGATCGGCGGGGCCAACCTGTTCGGCGTGAGTGGCAACTACGCCGGCACCGTCGGACGCAGCAAGAACTGGACCTCGCCCGCGTTCACCGGCAAGTCCGGCTGGTGGATCGCGCACGTGGCCACCATGCGTGAAGACGTGGACTGGGAAGGCTCCGCGTTCATCGGCAGCACCAACGCCTACGTGGACGAACGCGCCGAGGACCGTTTCGCCCGGTTGTGCCGGGAGCAGGGCGTCCCGTACTGGCTGGTCGGGCGCACCTACAGCGGCGATTTCGAGCCGGGCGTGGGGGAGCCGTGCGGGCCGCAGACGTCGCAGTCGTTCGTGGCGCTGATCACCGAGTGCGCCAACCTGGACCGCGGCCTCATCTACGCGCCGCGCGACAAGTTCGGGCTCACGCTCCGGCTGCACAACTCCCTGATCAACCGGGAGTGCGTGGAGCTCGACTACGCGCAGAATCACCTGTCCTCGCCGCTGGTGCCTCGTGACGATCTGTACCTGGCCCGCAATGACGTGACCGTGCAGAACGGCACCGGTGGGTCGGCACGGTACGTGCGGACCAGCGGCACCCTGAACGTCAACGAGCCGTCCACCGATCAGAACGGCATCGGCACCTTCGATCCCGGCCCGGTCACCCGGATCGCCTCCGATGACGATCGTCTTCCCGCGCTCGCCCAGGAAGAGGTCTTCCTGGGCACGTGGGACGAGTTGCGCTATCCGAGCGTGACCGTGCGCCGGGAGCGGTCGGTCATCGTGGCCGGCACCCTGCTGGATGCGGACATCCTGGATGCCGATCTGGGTGATGCACTGCGTCTGATCAACCTGCCGGCGCAGCTACCGCCGGACGGCGTGGAACTGTTGATGATCGGCTACGCGGAGAATCTGCAGAACCGCGGGCACGGCATCACCTGGAACACCCAGCCCTACGGCCCGTACCGCAGCCTGAACGACCTGTCCGGCTCGGACCTCGCCCGGGCTCGCCTGGCCGCCTCGAGCTCGTTCCTGACCTCTTCGCTGACCAGCGGCGCCACCAGCTTCACCGTGACCACCAGCACCGGCCGGCTGTGGCGTACAGGCTCGAGCGCACCGACCTTCCCGATAGAGATCATGATTGGTGGGGAGGAGATGTCCGTGAGCAGCATCGCCGGCGCCACCAGTCCGCAGACGTTTTCCTCGGTGACCCGTTCGGTGAACGGCGAGGTGCTGGCGCATGACGCGCTGACCGTCGTTCAGGTGCGGGATGCGTTCTACATCGGAAGGGACAATCAGTGACCGCCGTCGCAGCCACCTTCTACCCCAGCCTGGCCGTGGGCGATCTGGTCACCGCGGACCTGCTGCAGTCGATGGTGCCCAAGTACTACGTCAAGCCGTCCAACGAGGCGCGCACCAGCACCACCACCCTGGCCGACGACACGGACCTGCAGGGCATCGCGCTGGCGGTCGGCACCTGGGAAGTCAACCTGCTGGGCTTCTTCCACTCGGTGACTACGGCCAACGCCATCAAGACGCAATGGGCATTCTCCGGCACGTGGAACAGTCCGGTTCGGCATGTCACTGGCCCAGGCCGGACAAACACTGCGGCCACTGACATTGCAGACACCATGAATACCCGGGCGGCCGGCGTCGGTTCCGACTCGGTGTACGGAGCTTCGGGCACCACGGCGTTCACATCGTTTCGGGAATGGTCCTGCAATGTGGTGGTCACCGTGGCCGGCAACCTGTCGTTGCAGTGGGCGCAGAACGCTTCGAGCGGCAACGCTTGCGACATCGACGCGGGTTCCACCTTCACAGTGAGGCAGATCGGATGACCGTTTTTGGTTCGGACGTCTCGCACTATGACGGCGCGGACACGCGTCCCATGTTCTCCGACGGCATCGTCTTCCAGACGCACAAGGCCGGTGGGGACAAAGATGATGCGGAACTCGGTTCATGGTGGGGCTACGCCAAGGGTTACCGGTCCACGGTCCTGCTGGGCGCCTACTGGGTGTTGTACCCAGGCGATCCGACCGGCCGCGCGGACAAGTTCATCGCGCGCCTGGACTCGCAGTGCCCGGGCTGGCGGGATGGCCCGTTCATCCTGCAAGCCGACTGCGAGAAGTGGAACGGCGACTCGTCCACGGTGCCCAGCGTGTCCGAGGTGAATGCCTTCTGTGACCGGCTGGTGGCCAAGTTGCCGAAGCTGCGACCGATCGGCTACCTGCCGGACTGGGTGTATGGCGACATCTCCAAGTTCAAGTACCCGTTGTGGTCGTCGAAGTACGTGGACGGCGCAGGCCACTACAAGACGCTCTACCCCGGGGACTCCTCGAGCAAGTGGGCAGCGTACGGCGGGAGGAGTCCGTCGATCCTGCAATACAGCTCGAGCGCCACCATCGCCAATCAGACCACCTGTGACGCGAACGCGTTCCGCGGGACACTGACCGAACTGACCGAACTGCTAGCGCCCGGATGGGCGGAGGAGGATCTTGTGACCGCGTACGACGATTGCCTGGCCGCGCTGAAGGAGTTCCACAAGAGCACGGAGCAGAAGAGCGGCTATCCGGAGTCAGTGATCGGCAACCGGGCCGGCGTCCAGGGTGTGCCGAACCCGTTCAGGGCGGGCGAGACGACCAACCAGTACAAGGTCATCGGCGAGATCGGCACCCGGCTGTTGCAGGTTCAGGCAGACCTGGCCACGCTGGTCGGCAAGGACTTCACCGATGAGGCTGCCATCGTTCAGGGTGTCCTGTCCGGGCTGGCCGGCGCCGAGGGCGCCGCGGAGACGATCGCGGACGCGGTGGTTGCCGCGCTTCCGCCGGACCTTGCGCAGCAGGTGGTGGACGAGATGTCCATCCGTCTCGCTCCGGCCGAGGATCCGAACGGTTAGTTTCCGTCCGGCAATCATGTCTCGGCACGTCGATGGGTGGACTATGAGTGATCATGCGGCCTGGAACCTGGACAGTCCTGCGCGACGCGGGATCATGGATCGGCGGCTGGATGCTGATCTTCAAACAGGCCGGAATCCTCTTCACCCCGCCGGCTCAAGTGAACGAGACTTTGGTGTGGCTGGCCGCAGCGTTGATCGGGGTACCCGGGGTCATGCAACTGTGGCTGGCCAGATTTGGCGAGGCCCCGTCTACGGGCGCGTCGCCACCGTTGCCTCCCTCGCCGGAGTCCTCACCGTCATCGCCTGGCGCGCCCTAGGATCCTGAGCGTGCGTATCCGCCCCGCGTGGTATCCGTGGATGGTCATGGCGCTGATCGTGGTGCCCCTGGTGGCCGTCTCCACCATCGTCAATCTGCGCGCCACCGGGCGCGCCGTCCAGTCGGAGCGGCGCGCGCGCGAGGACGCAGCGGCGCAGTCACGGCAGACCGGCGAGGCGGTGCGGCTGGCGTTCTGCACGATGGTCATCGCTCAGGAGAACGTGTTCCACGACGCGACCAGCAAGGTCGGGCGCGATGCCGCCGACGCATGGCATGATCTTGGCATACTGTTCCGATGCTACTGAGGAGATCATCATGGGCAACCCCCTGAACAGCGGGCCGTCCGGCGACGGCAGCAAGAGCCTGGCCAAGGAGAGCAAGGCCGGCCTTGCCGTCGGCTTCATCGTCACCACGCTGCTACAGATCCTCGGCGCCGGCCTGGCCGGTCTGGACACCACGAACTGGTCCGGGTGGTGGGTGCCGCTAGTGACCGTCGGCATCGGCACCGTGTCCGGCCTGATCACCGCGTACCTGAAGAAGAATCGCTGAGCTGGCGTCACTCGACATCGCAACGAAAGGCCCGGACCTCCTACAGGAGGTCCGGGCCTTTCTGCTGGCCTTCCGAGTCGGCTATCTCCGTGGTCCGCGCTGCCATCAGCGCATGGTCACGTTGTTGGTGATGTTCACCGTCTGCCGCTTGCCGGCGCGGACAATTCCGGCCAGGACGCACAGCGCGGCGAGCAGGAACAGCGCGAGGGCGCCCGCGGTCAGTGTGGCCAGCACCCACCAGAGCAGGCCCGCGAGTGCCGAGAGCGTCATCAACGCAATACCCGCGATGGTGATCGGCCGGATCCAGGCCGGCGCCGGGGGGCGCAGGCGCTCCACCGGGTGCTCCCACCGGTCGTGGTCGGGGTTCCAGCGAGGACGCGCGACGAGTGGACGGATCTCGCCGCGGCGTGCCTGGCGTGTCACCGCGGCGACGAGATCCGCCTTGGCATGGTATGGCGCATTCATCATGATCACCGGGCGAGCGCTGGTGATTACCACGGCAGATTGTTTCCTGATCAGGATGCGGTCCAGTTCGTTCATTCCGCAGACTCCCGGAAACTGACCGGCGTGCCGCCATCGTGATTGTCCACGATCAGGCCGGCCCAGGGATCGAGTTCGATGTCCACCTTGGTGGAGTCCTCGGCACCCCCGACAGCGCCGGACGTACTGCTTCCCGAGGTGCTCACGGAGACCACCTGGATCACCTGAGGGCCGTGCCAGATACGGATGGTCGGCATGCGCTCTTCCTTCTTTTATCGAGTGAAGTACCAACCGGCCAGGCCGGTAAGGATGATCAGGACTCCGGCCGCGCGGAACGCGAGATCCACGTATGACGGGCGCAGGTAGACCGGCGCGCCTGCGCTCGCAGCCCGGTCCCGTGCCGCCCGCTGCAATAGCTGGACGCGAGCCGGCACCTTGCTACGCCGCGGGTTTTTCTGGATGTTGTAGCGCGGGCGCAGCAGCAGGATCATGCAGGTTTCCAGCGAGAGCGTGATCCATTGCCAGCCCAGCCACCAAGGGAGCTCGAGGCTACGGCGCTTCACGATCAGATCGGACCACGATTTGCCACCTGCACATTGCGGATGGCGTGTGCAGCGGCCCTCGTGGCAGTCGGCGCGCAGGGTGAGGTGGTTGCTCTTGCCGACGTAGCCCCATTCGGTACCGCGCCGGGCGTGCCGGCGCGTGCGGTACCAGTAGATGCCAGGGGAGCGGCGCCGGGCGCGCGGGAACAGGATCACGTCCACCTCCTCCGAGAGAGCGAACGGTCCGGCCGCAGGGATCTCTGCCACTCACAGCCGGACCGTCTATGGGTCCAGTATTACAGGTCTGCCAACGGTTCCGCAATCCGTTGATGGGCCGGGATCTCCAAGTCTTCCGGCTCGACCACCTTGAACCCATAGGTGATCAACTCCTCCGCATTCCGGCGCAGTCGCCGGACCGTCTTCTTCCAGTTGGCCGGCCGAGTGTCACGCCATCCGGTCATGTCAACATTCCTCCAGTTCGTGCAACTTGCACGCTTTCGGAAGCATCGTATCTGACAGTTAACGGTTCGGTTAACTGTGCGCTAGTGTCAATCCTGTGAACCCACGTGCACGTGCATACGACGCGGTATGGCGCACGCTCCTGACCGGACACCGTGGCATGGAACACCGTGTCCGTGCCATAGCCGGTCGCAACGCCGGCGTCCTGCTGCTGCTGTCCGCGACGTGGCCGTGGGCCGGCTGGTGGCCGGTCATCGCCTACGTGTCCATGTCCGTGGTCATGTCCGGACACCGCAGCGTCCGCTACCTGCGGACGTGGACATTCCGGCGCCATGTCCACGAACCGGTGGCCACCGTCCTGGACAACATCATCCGTCCGCGGACACCGAGCGGACGCGGTCTTGTCCACGTAGACATCCCTCGGAATTTCCGTGACCGCGAAGGCGCGGACATTCGCGTCCATGTCCCCATGGACTGGCCGGCCACGAAGGAGGACATGACCGCCGTGGCGCGTGTCCTCGGACAGCGCTTGTCCGCGGACAACCTCACGGCCACGTGGACACTGACCGGACGCAAGCCATACGGCACCTTCACCACGCCGGTCAAGCCACCAAGGTCCGTGGCCATGGCGGACATGACCGCGGCCACCGATGCGTGTCCGGACACGTGCCTGATCATGGGCGCGGGTGTCCGCGGACACGTGGTGGATTTCGACCTGACGCAGGACAGTCCGCACCTGCTGATCAACGCGCAGTCGATGGCCGGCAAGAGCGAGCTCCTGGCCTGGCTGGTGGGGCAGTTCATGCGCCGCGGCTACGGCGTGATCGTGTTCGACGCCAAGTTCGTCAGCCACATGTGGCTGCGCCGCATCCCTGGCGTGCTGTATGCCGCCGAGAGCGAGGAGTTGCACGAGGGCCTGCTCTGGCTGGACGAGGAGCTGGTACGCCGTGCGCGGTTCGTGGCGTCCGGTGGCGATCCGGGCAAGCTGGTCCCGCTGGTGGCCTTGCTCGAGGAGATGAACGGCGCCACCAACCGGCTGCGCGGCTACTGGAAGTCGATCGAGGGCAAGGGCCAGTCGCCTGCACTGACCGCGCTGGCCAACCTCGCCAACATGGGACGTGAGATGCGCGTGCACATCCTGCTGGCCGGCCAGAGTGTGACGGCGCGAGCCACCGGCGGGCCGGAGGGGCGGGAATCGTTCGGTGGCCGGGTGATGGGCAAGGCGACCGCGAACGCGTGGCGCATGCTGACCGGCATCCGGCCGATCCCGAAGCACGCCGGCATGCCTGGCCGCTGGCACCTGGTGGTGGGGGACTCGCTGCGGGAGTTCCAGGCGCCCTTCTGCGACATCAAGGGACAGCCAGAACGACTGATCGAGTGGGCCACCGGGGGCGCCCCGGTGCCGGACGTGCCGGCCATGATGCTGGGTGTCGGTGTCGGTGGTGAAAGCGCGCGTATGTGCAGGCCAGAGCCACCGACGACACCCGGTGTGGCGTTGTCGGAGTACGTAAAGGGTCGCCCCGGACTGACCCTGACGCAGGTACAAAAATGGCGTGAACGCCTCGCTGACTTCCCCGAGCCGATGGCGGAGGGGGAGCGCGGTACGAAGCTCTATGCGTCTGCGGATCTCGACCTGTTCGTATCGCAGCGCGTAAGCTGAGGGTCGCCTCTGCAAGTCGAAATGACAAGGCCCCGGGTCCGCCCCCGGGGCCTTGTCGCGTTCAGCGCGGCTTGCGCGGACTGAGGTCCATGTAAGTCTTCATGCAGCCGTATTCGCACTTGCCGTTGTGCAGGCATCCGGCGATCGAGTGCTGGTCACGGTTGTGCCCACAGCCGGGGCACTTCTGCCTTTCCCTTTCCATGATCATTCCTCCGACGGTTCGGACATCGGCGCCCCTGTGACCGCGTTCAGCCAGCGGCTGACCGTTCGGCGAGACACTCCGAACTGCGTCGCGGCCTGCTTGACCATGTCCGCGCGCTTCGGCTCCTGTCCGTCCCAGGCCTCGGCCATGGCCACGAACTCGTCCGGCGCGGACGCACCGGACGGTGTCCGTGTCCGCCTCGGCAATGACGGCGTGACCGCCGTCCGCTCCGCGCTGGACATGTCCCATGTCGCGGACACGTACCGCTCCGCCTCGCTGGCCAACTCCTGGCCGAGGTCGCGAATGGCGCGGTCATGTCCGTCCGCCCAGTCGGTCACGTCCGTCTGTCCGGTCATGGCGTCCGTGTCCGGCGTGGCCACCAGATCGGACCAGCGCCCATGTCCGCGGACAGGCTCCATATC